TTTCTATATATCATTGTCATAAAAACTGGATTACCTTCTGGATTGGCCCCAACTCTTCCTAAACTTGCGTGTGTGGGCTTAAATCCTTTTTTGTTTAGCATTTCGTTAACTAATTCAACTGGTCCACAAGCAGCAGGAAATCTACTTAAATACATACCATAATTATATGGATTTAAAGGTATATTAGGCTGTTCTTCGGTGTTGGCAGATTGTAAAAACAAACTACTCACGATTACTACCCCAAATATTACCTTCAAAATTTTTGAAAACATCACACATATATTTATTCAATCTCCGCTAATTTTTCTTTATGATTATTAAAAAAGTCTGTTGCGTGTTTATAGAATAGCTCTTGGTGCTCTTCCATTTTTGCTCTTTCGTGTATCCACTCTTGGACATAACCATCTTCACAAGAAGCTAAAACAATTGTTTGTTCTATTTTCTTATCTGGAAACATTTCTTCAAACATTTTTGCATAAGCAGCAGTTTGTAGAAAGTTACCATAGTTATAATCTCTATCTCTTTGTTTAGTAGATGACTTAAAGTCCAATACAGATAGTTTGCCTTTATATTCAGCAATACAATCTACTTGGCCTGCAACACTAATCTCTTTTGAATACAAAAAATCTTCAACACAATGAATATTATCTATCCTTGCTAAATAAGGTTTAATCAATCTGAATAATCCTAATGGTGATACCTTGGTAATACCAATTGATTTATCGTCCTGATTCCTTAAATGATTTTCTATAAGTGTATGTAATGTTTTGCCACGATTGATAGCAGACCGAGATATGTAATTGGCCATTTGTTCGCCAACAGCATCCCTCCACTCTTGTATCTTCGCAGCTCGTTCAGGTATTTGTCCTAAAATAGATGTAACCGAAGGATAATTTACACCATCAATAGTATAAAATCTCATACCATCTTGGTTCTTACCCTTCTTACCTAAATTTTTAGGCATATTACTTTCATCAAGTTTTACATAATTAAATGCCATATTATATTCTCCTCATCATTATCTTATCAGTATAACATAATTATATGTTATTGTCAAAGGGTCACACTCCCTTTGTTGCATACATATCCATTAACTCACTAGGCTTAGGTTCCCAATCTGCTGTATGTGCCTTTTCATACACAGTTTTACCATTAGGATCTCTAAACGCTCTTAAATATTCTTTTCTATTACCTGTGTTCTTATACGAACAATGGACCCAACCACTATTCGGTTCATCTGGATCGTGGTATTCTAATATCAATTGGTCAAAATCTAAATGCTTATAGATGTAATCGGCCAATTGTTTATTTGCTACTCCAGATATTTCAAAATCAGCCGCTTCTCCTTTGGCGTGTTGTGAATTGACACTTGATCCAATTGCAATACACAATTCAGCTGAGCGATACCCGCTAGACACAGAAACCACTTGTTTAAAGTGGTCTCTAACTGGTTGCAAAATAAATTCGCATAATACCTGTAATTTGTCTATCTGGTCCTCATTGGGATTATTCATAATCCCTTTACGGTCAGCTGTTTGACTTCGAGTCAATTCTTTTAGACTAAAGTTTTTAGTTAGCTTCATTAATTTTATCCTTGGTTGCTAATTTTTGTTTTTTTAATTCTCTTAATTGAATCCAACTCATAGGACTCCTATCAAATTTTCGTTGTTCAGTTAGTTCTTTAGTTTTCGTATTCATACGCTTGTGGTCTTTAATCAGCTTCTTGCGAAGATTCATAAATTACCCCCTTGTTAGTTTTAATACTTTCTCAATCTGACTTCTTATAATTGGTCCACGATTTGGCCAATGTATGTATGGTTCATCCGATTTAGATAGATTGTATAAGAATGGTAGGACTATCTTTTCTATTTCTTTAAATCTACTCTTAACATCAGCACTTGCAATTTCTTTATTTACTGAATCTTTTTCAGCTGTAATTTGCATTACTTCGTTCATCATAGATTTAATTGTAGCTACGTCGGATTTAACTTTTGATAGTTCTAAATTTGTTCCTTCAAATTTAGAATCTAATGCTTGTTTATCTACACCTGGTTTTTGTTCAACAGGTTTAGATGATACTGGTGTGAATCCATAATCTATATTCATATCAAATTCACGCATAAAATCTGGTATACCTTTTTCGGCCATATTAATATGCCTCCTTATCGTTTACTGGTGGTTTTTCTTTTGGTATTATTCTGCCTGATGTATTAGTTATATATTCTTGTTCCCAACCAAAAGCCATTTGAATGGTATTTGTATTTTTGGTTGCTAATAACACAGCAGGTTTCACTACATATTCGTTTGTAGGATTGACTATGTAGGTATATGTTGGTTTGACAACATAATTGTAAGCGTGTGTCTTAATATCTTTTTTAGTGGTTACTATAGTGGCCATATTTGCTCCATTATATACTTTCACATACGCATTATTATTCACAGCAAAACTCCCACCACTTGCTAGAAAAGCAAATTCCGAACACGCCGGTAATACTAATAATAAACTTAATAATAAAATCTTTCTCATAATATTTTTCATAGTACCTCCTTTATTAAAGGGCAGGCCATCACATAATTGGAGGTTACGGTATAGAACCTGCCCCCATTGTCGGTAGTGTAGGAGTGGATTGACTTACTTTGCGCCGGTTTACGACCGTTGGGTTTCAGTTGCTCACTCACACTACTAACCTTATTATTTATTTCTTGCATACTCTCTACTTTGCAAATTTCTTTGCCTTTTCTTTCTGTATTTTTCTATGTTTCTTTATAACGTTATCTGTTCTAACTTCTTTTATAGTTCTTTTACCGTGCTCTTTTGCTAATGCACTATTAGGATGTGCTTCTGCAATCCTACTTAAATTTTCTTTCCAACCTTGGTCTTGTCTATAACTCATTCCTGACACACCAGCAACAATATTAACTTTGGATATTGTCTGTTGGATATCTGGATTATCTTTTAAATAACTTTCCCTTTTATCCATAGACATAAACATTTCAAATTCTTTGCCACTCTTGGTGTTCTTAAATGAATATAATGGCATTACTATTAAACTTCCTCTTTCACTTTCGTTTCATTCCAATCTACTATTTGATTCAACTTTAATTTAATTTCATCTGGATCCAATTCGGATAATTCCTTATTAAACGTTTTTTCAACAAATGTTTTATAATCTTTTTCTCTTGCTTTGAGTCTTTTAAATCTTATATTTTGTCTTTCAATTTTATCTACTAATCTATCTTCTTTATTAACCTTTGTTAATGCTTTGTGCATTGACCTTTGTTTAAAAGATATGTTAGCAGCAATCAACATTAATACTGCCAATGGGTCAAATACAAAGATTAAAACTATGATAATAATTCTTACTGCTTTATCAAAATATTGTTCTGCTTGTTCTCCATAAATTAATTCTGCAATATATTTTAAAGGACCTACATCTGCCTCTACTTTTAATTGTTCAATTTCTATATTACTTTTCTTTAATGTTAAAGCAGCAATAGTCTCCATTGCAACTCTAATCTCACTATTTAAAAAATCTCTTTCTTCTTTTTGTTTCTTACGTTCTTTTAGTCCTCTACTAACATTTTCCCTTTTAATATAAACGTCCATTACCTCGTCTAATTGATTTAATACTTTTTCATTTCGGGTTATAATTATTTGTTGTTGGTCAATCTGTTTATCTATTAAAGCAGTTTGCACCACATAATTGGTTGTTGGCCTAACTTGGTCTAGGTGTGCTTTAGATAAAAATCCAAAGATACCCATACTGGTTACAAATACTAATACTATAACCGATGTAGTTAAATACCATTTAATTGTCTTGGGTAATAAATTACTATTCCAATTCCGATACAGCCAAGAAGCGGCAACTAATTTACCTATTTCTAATACTGAACCCATTGCTATAATAGCAACTTTTGCCCCAGCAAATAATGTTGCAAGTCCTATAATTGAATAACCTGCGGCTACCACAGATATAGAAATTGCACATATTAATGTAATTAATGCTAATAACATAATATTATTTATTCTATGTTTAAAGATTTATTCAAAGCATTTTTAATATACCACTTCTCAAATTTCGGGTCTTTTACAAAATGCTTTTGTATTCTATCGGAAGATACTTGCCCCATTTTAATACACTCGGCAAGGTCTCTATATTCTTTATCCTTCTTTTTCTTTAACTCTTTTTTCTGCTTCATAAATTATTTTATGTGTATCCGTTGTACACTCCTCTTTCATTTTACCTTCTGCTCTAATCTTGTCCATTTCTTTTCTAACATCTTCTTGTTGTCTGGATTGTTTTAAATCCTCTTCTAATTCTGTTTTTTGCTCTTCTAAAGTTTGTACTTTTTTTTCTTTTTTATTAGTGTATAGTTCTATCTTCATATTTGGTAACTTTTTCCATAGAATCTTTTATTGAATTGCACATATCATCATATTCTTCTGGACTTAAAATTGTTTTATAAAGTCTTAAACCAATTGCAATAAATGTAGCAGCAATCATTTGCCACTCAAATTTTAAAGCAAGTTCTAATCCATATCTAAAAACTTTTTGATATACATTATCCAATTGTTTATCTTTATCTTGTTCCGTCATCTTATTTTTTTAAATCTTGTATATCTCTTAATGATTTTTGTACGGTAGTTAAATCTTCATATTTTACTTCTTTATTTTCCTTGCTACCATAATAATATGCTGAAAAGAAACCTACTATTGTTAATGTTATTCCTAAAAATCCTAATAAAAATCCTGCTTCTAGTATCATTATTCCTTCACTTCAACATTTGTTTCTGTAGCAACAACGGTCTCCAATTTTCTAACCATCTTTATAATTCTTACTACTCTATCTGCATAATCATCCGTAGTTGAAAACTTGGTTAAAGTTTTTAACAACTTAAATGGTTCTAATGTATCTGAAAATTTTAATTGATTTGCTCGTTCTTTTCTAAATTCTTCATAAGCAGGATGTTCATTTAATATTCTAATATATTCTTTTACTGATTTACATTTTGATGAAAATACTCTTACACCCCAACCAGGCCATTTCTTAATACCTGTTGGTAGTAAATACTTCGCATTTTTATCCCAAACTCTTATACCGTATAAATTATTTGCCTCTCTAGCAAATCTACTCATACCCCAACCAGACTCTAAAGCGGCCTGTGCTGTAATCATTTCGTATGGTACTCTTTTATCAATTGGTAATGCAAAATTTAAAAAATCTATACATTTGTGCATAGCTTTAACAAATTGTACATCAGTTTCATATTCAAATGATGGTTCTCTTAATTGTAAATCTATTATTTTATTAATATAGTATTTTTCTGTTCCCAAAGCAACTCTTTTTACTGCAAATGGATTTGGTTGGAATGTACCAACAGCAAACGCAACAGCACCTACAATAACTACACCAAGCATAACTTTTAAATAATGCTTCCAATTAAATTTTGTTATCATTTTAAGTTTAATATTATTATTATTCTTTTTTATCATCTTATTTTCACTCTCTTTTGTACAAAATAGTCATATCCCATTTCTTCAAATTTTTTTTGTGCAAATGTTAATCTGCCATCAGCAGTTAGTTTTCTATATGAATTGAATATTTTTTTATTAGTTCGTCCTGGAAAATTATCTAGTATATCCTTATACAAATATCCTGTATAATAAGGTATCCATTTATTTGGTTGTGAACCTTTTAATGTGTTTTGAATTATGTTAATACCTTTTCGGATATTATCTTTAACGTGGTCGTCTATGAAATTTTTATCTTCGTTTAAATGTGTCATAATATAATATAGTATAATTAAATGTCAAGTCCAATATAATTTAATCTTGGTCTAAATGAGTAAAATAACTCATTATGATTTCCTGTATCTCCTTTATTATTCATTTGATATAGGTGAATCATTTCGTGGCATAATGTATCCAAAAATTCTTTTTTATTCCTATACTTTGGTAACATATTTAAATGGTAAACTCTTGTCCCTTTACGTTCCCATTCGTAGCAAACTACCTCTCCTCTACATTGTCTTAAATTGACAATTTTAATGTCATTAAAGGCATCCAAATTATCATCAAAAACTGCTCTGTTAAACAAATTAAAATATTTTTTAATCTCTTTAAATGTAGTAGTATATTGTCTATTAAGATTGGCAGTTTCGCCTCTTAATTTTTTTCTTAATTTGATAGCTTTGTATCTTCTAGTGGTCTTTTTCATTTCTTTTTTCCTTAACGTCTTTAAAATGTAAATAAATTCCCATTACTATAATTCCTAAAATTATAACTCTTAATTCAATAGGTGCTGTCCAAAATATGTTAAATGTTTCAAACATTATTTGCACTCATTTCCTGAACCTTTTAAAAGTTCACATTTATATTCCGTATCTGCCTTCAATCTCATATCAGCAGCAATACCTTCTAAAATTTGAGGTAAATTTGCTTCTAATACCGTAATCATTTCAACAGCAAAAATATGAGCAATGGCCTGAATTTCGCTCTCCAAAACTTTAACCATTTGTTCAGTATTACCTTTTGAAACTTGGGTAATAACGTGACCTATTAATTGGTCATTTGCTTTTACTGGATTGATTAACGCACATACATAAAAATATGTAGCAAAAAATATAATCAATAGTCCTTTTATCTTCTTCTTCATAATATATTTATTTCTCTCACTTTCACTAGCTATAATATCAAATTTTAAGGGGTTTTGCAAGCATTATTCCATCGCATAAACCCTTGTTTATTTGATAGGGACAAGACAAATGTTCTCTATTTGTTCTCGTCCCTATAATCGGACTAATTGATTAATTCTTTATAAAACTATCGTTCCAATCAAATGCTTCTTTTACACATTCCTCAGTTAAACCTTTATATAACTTGTTAAGTTCTTTTTGCTTAACTGCAATTAAAAGTTTAGCTTCGTCAGCGTGTAAAGCTTCTAACATCTGAATAAACATAGTTTCTTTTTTAGTCTTTGAAAGTTTGTTACCATCTGCACCTTCTACAAAATAATACAATCGTCTTGCTTCTGTATAAAGGGTTGTATGCTCTGTACCAGCTGGGGCGTCATTTTCTGTATAAGGTGGGTTGCCTTCTGGTAAGTCCCATTTGATTTTTGGGTCAAATGCTCCTTTAAGAACCTGTCTTAAAGGTTGACTATCGTTTTGACGCAAAACAGCAATCTTTTTAGGTTTGTCTTTTGCGTTATTCACTTTGGTTAGTATTTCACTAAGCAAAGGAGCACTACTGCCGGCAGTTTCTAAATTTCTCAAAGCTGCTGTACTCATTGGTGCCATTGTTATTTACTCCTTCTTTATTTTTAAATTTCTCATTATTATTAAGGGGGCGGTATCGCCGCTAGGTCTCCTCCGCCCCACTAAATTATTTATATGTCAACAATTACGCAGCTTTATAAGCGTACGGTGTTCCATATAGTTTTTTGATTCCAGCAGCGATTATCGCCCTAGATGGTGTACCAAGTCTGTATGATGTACCTTTACGAGTTTTGTTAATATATATCATATTACCTTCTGCTCTTAATGTATCAATCAATGCTCTTGGAGACACTAAATCAAATCTGCTTCTCAAAAATTTCCAAGAAACGTCATTGCCTTTAGATAAAAGGTTCATCACCTTTGTTCTTTTAGACAATACTTTTCTTCCTCTTTTGGAAACAGCTCTTTGGACTGATTTTACTTTTACAAGTTTATCTGGTCCAAGTATAAAATTAAATAATTTTCTCATTATAAAATTTCTCCTTCTTCAAGTGCGTTTATAAATTAATATTATCAAGTAGCACTAATTAACTTAATAATATATCCCAAGTTGCTTTATGGAATTCATTTAGGTAGATTATCATAATCTATAACAAAATTAAAGAGAGTCTTTCCCTTCTTTTTCCCTACGACTATTTTATCTACAAATTTTTGTAATTTATGTTGATTACCTACATATCGGCTCAACATAGATTTAATACTTTCACTTACCAATTTAAAATCCTTCATCAATATTGGATTATGTAATTGCATTTTTTCTTCAAACATATATCTCATAAGGACCGTACACATATCATCAACACATTGTTGGACATATATTTGGTTATGGATTTGTTTAACTTGTTTTTCAACTTCTGGTCCAGGCTTCTGCCTTGCATTTTTTTGATTTTTTATTTTATGAAAAGGAAAGAATATTAAATTATCCTTTTTCATTTCTGGTGGTTTTTTTCCGTTATTATTATCTTCTGCCATATCACCCAGCGTTTGCATTTGTAATTTCGCCCTTAAAATTTACTAATTCTCTATCTTCAAAATATTCTATTAATTGATTGTATCCGCCTATTAATTCACCATCTATTTTAATCTGTGGCATTGCACGGACTTGTTTTCCTATATCTTCAAATAAATCCTCTATGGATTTGAAATCTGTTTCAAAATTCTTTTCTGTAAAAGAAAAACCAAGGCCTTTTATCAAGGCCTTAGCCTTACTGCAATATAAGCAGTTCTTTTTTGTGTACACAACAATGTTTTTAATCGCTGTTTGTACCATTATCGGTCTCCAATGATGATTCCATTAGTTTATATGCTTCTTCAGCTTTTTTCTTAAGCTCAAAAGCATCCACTACATCAATCACGGCGTAATTATACATTTTGTTAAATTCGCCAAGAGGTAATCTTAAGCCTATCCATGCACGGTAGTAACCATCTTTTGTCATAGTCACTTCTTGAGCAAATACTTCGTAACCTCTCACAGGAGTTGATTCAATGATATTAATAAGCACAGTTTCAACATCTGTCACAACCGTTTTATGGTATGTTTTACCTAATTCGGTAACAAATATTTTCGCCTTCTTATTCATTTCACCTTTGATGATGTCAGCAAGTTCAGCTTTCGCTACTAACTTTGCCTTATCAATCGCAAGTTCTAAACTTGGTGAAACGGAAGTACCAACTCCGTAGATACATTGCTTACTTTTAGTTTTACCAAAAGTCTTTTTATCACACGCCTTTTTCTCAGCGATGTCAGCCATATACCACGCAGGTACTTTGTTAACAACCTTACCTTTTTCTGATTTAATTGTATAACTCTTTTGAGCACAATTCGTCAGCAATAAAGTTGCCAGGAATATCATTGTGTATTTCAATATTTTATTCATATTGTTTTTTCACCTTCCCTATTGTATTATATACTAATTGCTTTGTTTTGTCAACCAGCTGATGTTTTTCAACATAGTTGGTGACTGGAACATATGTGAACGCAATTAAAATCCACAAAATCCCCATTGTAATAAATGTTTTTATAAAACTAAACATTATTTTATTACCTCCCACTTGCCTGTCGGTGATAAACACACCGTTCCAGGTCTTTTAAATACACTTTTTGGTTTAGCGTATTTTCTACAATACAGAGGAACATTTCCATCTGTATAATAAAATTCTGCAAATAATTCCCAGTATCCTGGTTTCTTTGCCTTCTCTAATTCTATTTGTTTTTGTAATACTTCAATTTCTTGTTTGTAAGTTATACCATATTTGGTATCCGAACAATGTAATTCTTCCTTCTTAATAATATTGTCACCTTCTTGTCTTATAACAATGGTTACAAAACACCATTGACCATCTGGAGTGACAAATCTTTCCTGAATATCACTTTTTAAAATATTTTCATCATTGGTATTCAGTTTAACTTGTTTTACGGTAAAT